CTTTAAACTCGAACCTCCCCTGCACGAGTGGGGAGAAAAACATATCTCGTGGTCTGAACCCGAACACTTCTCGGAGAAATCCAACATCATTGGTAGAAGCAACATCACGTTTCATAGCGCAAACCGTTGCAAAATCTCCGAATATTGGCGTAAAGCAGTAGAGAAGATTCCGGCTTTAGATGAGCTTACTTGGCCACCCCGGGGGTGTGATGCTGAAAAAGAAAGCTTTAAATATCAATGTGACCGCTTTATTGAGGTCGCTACCCCCTCTGATAGTGAAAGATTAGGTTATATCGCCAAGACAAATCAGTTTTACAAGGAGTTTGATAATCCTCCATTTTTAGATTTTTATAGTCGTAAGATTTGGAGTGAGCAAATTGACAAATTAAAGCTCAACATTAAGACAGATGCGTCTCCAGGTGTTCCGCTTTCACGTATCGCTAGCACTAATGGGGAAGTATTACTTCGTATGGGACAAGATTTTAATGATATTGTTCTAGATAGAGTTGAGAAGATGCTTTCATTCTCTCCTTCCCGAGTTAGTGCCATGTCTAGGAAAGAACAAATCGATCTCGGTTTGAAAGATCCTATTCGCGTATTTGTTAAGAACGAACCCCATAAACACGAAAAAGTTAAAACCGGCCGCGTAAGACTAATTTCTTCAGTTTCGCTAGTTGATAAAATGATAGAGATGTTGTTACATCATACTATACAGAAACTGGAAATAAGAAATTGGTTAAGCATTCCCAGCAAGCCTGGTATCGGTTTCGATGAGCCTACTAATGCAGCTTTGTACGAAAGTATTGAGGCGCAAAGGGCTCATTGTCGAATGGCCGATTCCGATGTTAGTGGTTGGGATTTTGGAGTTAAAGGATATATGTTTGAAGACGCTAATGAAGCGGAGATCTTGTTATGCAAGAATTCCAGTGGTATCTATAAACATTTGATGGAGGTTGAAGCAATTCTACACTCCTCTCCTGTGTTCCAATTTTCCGATGGAACTTTGGTTAGCCCTACTTTCAAAGGTATTATGGCTTCGGGTCGTCAAGTAACAAGTAGTGGTAATTCTCGCATTCGTTCTATGACCGCAATACGAGTTGGAGCTTCAGTGGTTAATGCTGCTGGCGACGACACTGTTGAGGGTTTTGTGGAAGATGCCGTTACTAAGTACGCTAATTTAGGAATTCGAATTAAAGAATATCGAGAAGTGGACTCTAATGGTTTCAATTTTTGTTCCAGATGGTATCAGCCGACCGGTAGTTATCCTTTAGGAGCCTCAAAGGCTATTTTTAATTTGCTTCATAGTGAATTTAAAACTGAGGATCAATACGATATGGCTATGTGCCAATTTGTAGAACATATGCAGAATCACCCTGAGTTTCCTAAGTACATGAACCTATTAGAGGAGATAGGTTTTGTTTGGGCGGGGAGGGGCCCAAATTTATAGCGATTAACTAAAATGCCCAAAATAACCGAGATAGTTATCAACAATCAAAAGACTAAGAAACGTAGACAGCGTAAGAGAAAGTCGAATAACAAAAACAATAACAATAATAATAGTACCCGAACTGTAGCTTTAATTAATAATGCTCCGGTTGCTTCGAACACAAGGCGCACGCCTCGTGTCCCACGGATGCGGCAAGTTCGGGATGGCTTTGTGGTCACTCACCGTGAGTATATTACGGATGTTACGGCTGCTAGTGCTGCTTTTAGCATTGTTCGGTTTAATGTTAATCCTGGTCTCGCATCGACGTTCCCGTGGCTTTCGAGTGTGGCTAATCGTTACGAGTCTTATATCTTTGATCGCCTTAATTTTGTATATGAACCCATATGTCCTACTACGACTGCTGGGTCCATTTTAATGGCTACTGACTATGATGCAGCAGATTCGACACCTGTTAATAAAATACAGATGATGTCTTATCGTGATGCTGTTCGTTCATCCCCCTGGGATAGACGAAC